AACAGATGATTATTTTAAATTTATTTCTTTGGAATTGTTAGATGCAGGTAAAGAATTTAGCAAAGTTTGGACAACTGTTCAATCTGAGATGAATACTGACTATGGTACACAATCTTACAGAGGATCTTTCCAACTTGAATCTCAAATTGGTGGATTTGCTCAAAAGATGACTGTTACTGATAAAGCATTCCGAAGAGATGGGCGCTTTGGTATTCCTTTTACTTATAAAGGTAAGAAAGTAGAGAAATTTATTCCTATGGCTCAGGCTAAAATGGATAATGAATTCTATATGTCAATGGAAGCTCAATGGTGGTATGGTGAAAAATACACTGGTAATGGTCCAGATGGTTACATCAAACGTCAGGCTCCAGGTCTTCGTCAATTGCTGAAAGATGGTTGGGTAGAATACTACAATGGTCCTTTGACAGAACAAATGTTGAAAGAATATTTAATGGACATTTTCTTCTCTCGTGAAGATGAGAATAACAGAAAAGTTACATTGATGACTGGTACAATGGGTTCTATCATGTTCCATGATTTGTTAGCATCTTCTGCAAGTTCTTTCTTAACTGTTGATACACACTATATTTCTGGTACTGATCCAAGACAGTTGTCTTACGGTGCTCAATTTACTCACTATCGTGGTCCAGAAGGATTAGACGTTACGGTCGTAAAAAATCCTCTGTATGATTCACGTAAGTATTGTAAAAAAATGCACCCAATTCATACTGACAAACCAATTGACTCTTGGAGAATGACAGTAATTGACTTTGGTACTAAAGATGGTGCTGATAACATTAAAGTTATTAAAGAAAAAGATACATTTACTTATGGATATCATTCAGGTATTATAGGTAAAGATGGTAAACCAGTTCAAGGTGGAGCTGTTGCAACTATGGATAGAAGTGTTACCTACTTTATATCAGGTACAGGTTCTATACATATGACTGACCCTACTCGTGGTGGTGAGCTTATCTTAGATTTTGATTATTAAAATTATTAAACAGGAAAAAAATTATGATTAACATTGAATCAACTCAAGTTACTATTAAAAGTATACCAAGAGAAACTGCAACAAAAGTTTCTGAATTTCGAGATAGGAATTCAGGAAAGAAAATGAATCGGACGAAAATCGGACGATGTAAAGATACCCTAAGAGCGATGTACTCAGTGAAAACTGGGGCGCTCTTAACGGGTCTTGACGAAATGGTAAACAATCCTTACTTTAAGTCTAACAGAGATGTTCCCAATGACTTCTCCTATGTAAAAGAGCAAGAAAAAGTCTCATTACAGGAATTACTGGAAATCAAACATGGTAGACCAAAAGGATTTTATACAAATAGAGCATGGAGACCAGGTGATGGGTTTAAAGATGAAAGTCTTACATTCTTTCAAAAATTTAAATTTAGTTTAAATGATGGAACAACTGTTTTAGACCTATCTAAACCAATGGATGAAATTGCATACTATATGTTAAAAGCCAGTCCAAAAGTTTCTTCTTCAAATAAACCTGAAGATCGTTCTCAAAAACCAAAAGCAGATTTTTACATTTCTGATAAAAATGAATCTATTCAAGAGAAATTTAGCAAAAAGAAATTGTACAATGATTGCACTACTAAATTAAATGATTCTAAATTTACACCTTCTTACCAAAGAAAAGCAAGTAAAGCATTAGAATTAATTAAAGGTGATGCAACAACAATGCCTGATGAACAAATCTATCTATTGTTAGATACTTATTTAGAAGAAGGGTTAAAATCCAAAGATGAAAATTTAACAAACTTTTTAGAAGTTTATAAATTAGTTAACTCCGTAGAAGGAAGAAACGAATTGGAAGCAATGGTTTTATTAGGAGATTTAGTAAACTATAGAATTGTTACAGATAATCGAGGAACTTATACATGGATTTCTAAACAGATTGTTTTAGGTCAGAGAAAAGCAGAAGCAATTGACTTCTTACTTGATCCGAAAAAACAACCTGAAAGAGATGAACTTGAGAAACAATTAAAAGCTAAATTAGTTAGATAATGAATAATTTGGGTGTTATATATAAAGTAACTAATTTATTGAATAATAAAATTTATATCGGAAAAACTATTCAAAAATTAGATAAAAGAAAAAACGCTCATTTTAACGTTTCTAAAAAATCTAATACATATTTTCATAATGCTCTTAAAAAACATGGACAAGAAAATTTTGTATGGGAAATTCTAGAAGAAACATCTATAAATAATTTAAATGAACGTGAAATTTTTTATATTTCACAAAATAAAGAAAACTCTTATAATTTAACAAAAGGTGGAGATGGTTGTTTAGGTTATAAATTTAATAATCAACAACTATTAAAAAGAAGCGAGATTACAAAAAATCTTTGGAAAAATAAAAATTATAAAGAAAATATGTCTAAAAAATTAAAAGAAATTTCTTTAAATAATCCTAAATACAAAGAAAGTATTAAAAAAGCAGCTTTAATAGCACATTTTAATAAAAAAGGAGTCATTCTTAATATTGAAGATCGAAAAAAACTAAGTGACAAAACAATATTTCATTTTCAAAATGATAAAAATGAATTTATTGGTACAACTTATGAATGGGCTTTATTAAATAAATATCCAATTCATTCTTCAAGAAATATTGTTTATACTGGGAAATATAAAAATTGGAAACTAAATAAAATAATTTAAGATGTTGTTAAAAGAATGGCATTATGATTTTAATATTAAAATCGACAAAGTGGACAGTCTTTCAAAACGCAATTTCACACCTGCAGAGAAAGATTGGATATTTAATGAAGCCATTGGGTTATTTGTTAAACAACGATATGGAATAAACAATTCAAAGAAAGCAGGCTTTGAATCAATTCAGAAAAGAACAGATGATTTAAGAACTCTACAAATAAAGTCGCCTTCAGCTCAACAGCCTGGTGTTGTTCCTGTTCGACACCAGGGCGATGTTTACGAGTTTAGAATTTCTGATTTTGCTTATCCATATTGGTTTTTAACTAGATTAACTGGTGAAGCTGGAAGTGGTGAATGTGTTAAAACTATCACTATTAGACAAGTACAACACGATGATTTAAGTATAGCTTTAGAAGATGAATTTTATAAACCTAATTTTACATGGGGGGAAGCTTTAGCTGTTGAAGCTAGATCTGATGAAACATCTGATAAAAAGGGTAGTATATATGTATATACAGATAATTTTGAAATTAGAAAAATTTACCCAGAGTATATCAAAAAGCCAAACAAAGTCTGGATAGGAACGTACAATAGTCTTGATGGTCAATACACAGTTGGACAACCAATAGTTGAATGTGATTTACCTGAACATACACATTCAGAAATAGTAGATTTAGCTGTTGCAGAGTGTTCACGAATTATTGAGAATCCTAATTTCGCTCAATTAAAACAACAGAAATTATTAACAAATGAATAAAAATTAATAAAACAAATTAAAAAATGAATCGAACAAAAGACAACAAACGCCCTATCGAACAAATATTCGTGGCTAAACCAGGTGTAACAACTGCTCATGCTGGTGGAGAGGCGTTGACAAATTCCGCTACAGGGTATGTAGATCTAGTAGACGGAGAAATTAAAATATTAAGTCATGGTGGTTATGGTACTCGCGCATCTAATGCAACCATTGCTGCTTCTGACACTGTAACTGCTGCTCCTGAAATTTATATCGTTCAAGGTACTGCTGCAGCTTCTGATCCAACTTATGTAGAACGCAATCCTTTGCCAACAAAACCATATGAGAAATCAGAACCGATTGTAGGTAACAACAAAATTATCTATACTTATAAAGCTGCTAAACGTCCAACGTTTGATACTTGGCAAATTGGTAACACAGTTGGTTCTGCATCTGCAGTTAACGTAGCTGATGAAACTACTTATGCTTTGAAGATTTCATTCTTTGGTCGTCAGTTTGATGAAGTATATTCTGGTACTCACCCTATTTCCATGACTCCTAGTTATGTAAGTAAAGATTACACAGCATTGAGTTATACAACTGCTCAGGCAACAGATGATATTTTGCAAAATTTAGCATATGTAATTAACAAGAATTCAAATGCTCTGCAATTCACAAAAGGTTTTGCACCTAAAAAACCAGTTATTGCATTTGCAGTAGATACTACAGGTACTTATGGTATTAATCCTAGAACTGTTGTAGCAGGAACATCTGTTCCAGTTATCAATACTTCAATTGGTTTGAGAAGTCTTAAATTTTCTCAATCTATGATTTCTAGCTTTATTAACTCTAGTTTTCCTGCAGAAGCTACTATTATCCCAATTGATTTGACAAACTCTGGTACTGGTGCTGCTGGTACTTCATTGTTAGATCCTGCAGGTAATACAATTAGCGCAGGTTTTGCAGGTGTTATTACAGCAACTGGTCAACCTAGTAATACAGAAACTTTGACAATCGGAAGTAAGGTTTATACTTTACAATCTTCTTTGACAAACGTTAATGGTAATATTAAAATTGGAGGATCTGCTTCTGCAACATTAGATAACATTATAGCAGCTATTAATTTAGATCCTGCAGGTGCTGGTACTCAATATGCTGCAGCTACTGTTGCTCAACCAGAAGGTGTTCGTGCACAAGCTGGTGCAGGTTTGACAATCAATCTTCGTGCAAGCACTGCTGCTGTTTTGTCTGATACTCTAACTAACGTAACTGTTAGCGGATCAGGTAACTTAACTGCTGCTACTGTAGTTTCAGGAAAAGCTGATGCAATGTTGATTGTAGCTTTAGATAGAGATATTGTTTATGAAGATCGTGTGAAACAAGTTAAATCAAGAATAGATGTAGGTTTATTTGATGGATTTAATTTCAACACTGTTAAAAATTCTCGTGTACAATATGCATACGAAGGAGATGGTACAGGTCGTCAATGGAAAATGTTCTACAAAGATACTGCAGGTCAGAGAAAATACTCTGCTTACAGAGGTTTTGAAGAAATGAGAATTGAATATCCAATTCCAGTTGACGAAAGTGTTTACTATGATGCAGTTATTGTTGAACATTATCATGCAGATTTGATCGGTACAGATTCAATTATCAAACCATTCAAAGCAATCGTGTTAATTCCAAATGTTGACGCAAATGGTGTATTAACTCCAGATTCTGGAACTAAATCTTTGGTAACAACTGTTTTATTACCGTGGATTAATTCTACAAACAATCCTGTTGTTAGTATTTTAGGTTAATAAATAAATAAACATGGCTCTCTTAAAATACGGAGAGCCATGTTTTTATAAAACATGTATAAATGAAATTAGTTACGTCAGAACAAATAAAAATTAAAAGAGAGTCAAAAGAATATGAGGTTTTAAAAAACTTACATAATACTATTGATTTAAAAGATTATTATGCAAAAATCATTTCTAAGATTAATG